GTAGATGAATATATGTGCTTGTTTTTGCCATAGCAATCTGCAAAATGAGGGTCTTTATCCCAATCCATATCTATGTAATCATGTCCAAGTAAATAACCCCCTTTTTTTACCTTTGGATACCACAATTCAATATCTTGAATAACAAAATCATACGCATGGTTGGCATCAATATATACAAAATTAAGCGATTCATTTCTAAACATCTCGGATACCACTTCAGAGCTTCCTCTTACCATTACTGCTCTATTTTCATATCCTTCTATAGATTTCATTGCATCTGCATAGGCGTTTGTATGGATATTATGGTTACTTGCGTCCTTATATTCATCCCCGAGTCCCATCCACACATCTACCATAAATAAATTGCCACCCCAATTTTCAACTATTTCTTTTGCAAACTCACCCTTAAACGAACCTATTTCAGCGCCATAACCATCGGGAAATCCAATTGTTATCTTCTTAATTAAATCAATTCGGTTGATGTTTAATTTCATAAATAGTTTTTTGCAAAGTTAGAATAATTAATTTAATTAATAAATAAATGATTTATATATTTGTTAGTAAAATAAAAATATTAATTATATTTGGTAAAAAATTGACATGACACAACATAATTTAGCGGACGCATCGGCATCTATAAGTATACTATCGGCAGTCGTTACTATTAGTTCTATTCAGCCATTTGTAAGCTTAACAGCTGGATTAGTTGCTATCGCTTCAGGTTTGTTTGCAATGAGATATTATTATTGGAAAACCAAACACCTTAAAAAAGATGGCAACCGCTAAAAACATTTTAATAGTTTTATTAGTATTAGTTTTAGGGTTTTTTATTTTATCTAATCCTAAACCTATAGAAAATACTCGTGTAATAACGAAGATAGACACTTTAGTAAAGGATACTACAATATACAAATATAAGAAAGGGAAAGACATCCCTTTTGTCGTTTTAGACACAATCTATCAAGTAGATGAAATTCACGATACAATCAAAATTATATCCGATTATAGCCGTACATATGCGTATTACGATACGCTAAAAATAGATTCAGCTCAATATGTTTATGTAAGCGACACCATCAGTCAAAACAAAATATTAGGCAGAGGTTATGGCGGACATTTTGTACAAAAAACAATTACAATAAAGAACGACATTTACCACAAGCCTAAAAATGAATTATTCTTGGGATTAATAGGCGATTACAGAAGGTTTGATGAAAGATTGGGAGTTGGAGTAGGAATTATTTATAAGAAGCAAAAAGAAGGTTATACATTTAATTATACCACTAACCACATAAGCGTAGGCTTATATAAAAAGTTATTCTAAATGGCAACAAGTAAGAAGGTAAACATAGGAGCTAATCCATTGCCAATAAGTTTCAAAGATTTTGCAAAAAATCCCGTAGTGGGAACTTTGTTTATAGTGCTTATAGCTATTGGTTATCTTTATGTTGATGTAAAAACAACATTTAAAGACCAAGCTAAATCACAAGACTTTAGAATTGAAAAGATAGAAGGTAGGTTGGATTTAGTGCAAGAGGCTTTGAGAAGGAGTGATTCAGCAAAAGCAGTTTCAACAACACAATTAAAAACATTGCAAGAGTTGGGTGCAATTAAATCCATCAAATGAAAAATGTTTTAGAAGATTATTTATTCCATATGCAATTATTATTAGTAGGAGTATTATGGGTATATATGGCAATATATGTTTATGACGAAATAAAGCGTAAAAAAAGATGAGGTTTATTTTATTAATATTCTTATTTGGTTGTCAAGCAATAGGGCAAAAAGAGAATGATAATATTAAAGAAGATGCAGAGTTTAAAAGTTTATTAAATAAGGTAGAAGCTAATACGCAAGCTAGCAGTGAGGTTCAAAAGAAAGCAAGCGAAAGCCAAACCAAAATAGTAAAAGAAACGATAACGAAAATAGTAACATTAAAAAAAGAAAACAAAGATTTAAAAATACAATTAAATGAAGTTAAGGGTAAGCTTGATAGTGTTAGTACTGATATGGGTATCCCAATCAAGTTACTGCCAATATCCCCAAAAAAGAGTTTTTAGAGGGGATTCGGTTGTAATACTATCCATTACACAAGCAGATACAATTAATAAATTATATAAAAGTTATAACGATTCAATACAATTATTAAATAATACAATAACAATTAAAAATAAAAAATATGATAGCATATATAAAGCAATTCATCGTAAGCAAGATTCAATCAATATTTGGCAAGGGAAATATCAAACAAGTGTTGACCTCTTTAGACTCCGCCCCAAAGCCAGAAGTTACGAAGCCGAAGAAAAGCTCGAATTCGCGCAAAAAATCATCCTTATAGCAATAATCTTATTTCAATTTACTACAATAAGCAATTTAAAAAATTAATAGACAATGAAGCAATTTTTTACAGAAGATAATGATAGATTAAGTATGAAAAGACTTTGCGGTCTTTTGTGCGTTGTAGCGTTATGCATTACAATGTACCACAATTCATTTAGCCCATTAGAAAAAGCACCTAGTGAATCATTGGTTTGGGCGGTAGCAAGTTTGGCTTTTGGATGTCTTGGATTAACTACAGCAGAAAAGATATTTAAAAAAGAAGAACCAAAATCATAATATATGAAAATCAGCGAACACCTAGACTTATCAGAAGTAATCCGTAGCGAAACTGCAAAGCGTCATGGCATTTCAAATATGCCAACAGAAGAACACATAGCTAACTTTAAATTGTTAGCAGAAAATGTATTTGAAAAAGTAAGGAATCATTTCCGTTGTCCTATTCATATTAGTTCTGGATACAGAAGCAAAGAACTTAATGCTTGTACGCCGGGCGCATCACCCACATCACAGCATAGCACAGGTGAAGCAGTTGACATAGATATGGATGGCAGTGCAAATGGCGTTACCAACACAATGGTATTTAATTATATCAAAGATAATTTAGAATTTGACCAATTGATATGGGAGTTTGGTACTAATGAGAATCCCGATTGGGTTCATGTTTCGTATGAGAGTACCGGTAAGCAAAGAAAGCAAATTTTAAAAGCTACAAGAGTAAACGGGAAACCTCACTACCAAACATACAAATAGCTTTATGCAAAATGGCAACGCAAAAATATCAAGAGAATATAGAAGAAAATACCCCGACTTTCCTACTAAAAAATTAGCTAGGATAATGTATGCTGAAAATAATTTAGCATTTGCAAATGAGGAAAGTGCAAGGACTTCTTTGAGATATATTGAGGGGAAAAAGGGTGGTGTTGAAAGAAAATTTGCTACCCCCGAATTTATAAAAGAAGGAGAACGACCTAGAAATCCTTATAATTTGCCATCATCAGATGAAACTGCATTTGAACCATTTGTATTTAAAGGGCATAAAAAGATTTTAATATTATCTGATATACATGTCCCTTACCATAGCATAGATGCAATTACGGCTGCCATACAATACGCAAAGAAAACAAAACCCGATGCGTTACTATTGAATGGCGATACTATTGACTGCCATCGTTTAAGCAGATTTATTAAAGACCCAAAGAAAAGAAATTTTAAGTTAGAATTAGATACATTCAAAGCATTATTTGATGTGTTTGAAAAGGAGTTAAAGTGTAAGATATATTTTAAGATAGGTAACCACGAGGAGAGATACGAGCATTTTCTTTACGAGAAAGCCGGTGAATTGGTAGGTATTGAGGAATTTGAATTTGAGAATATCATTAAGGCAAGAGCCAGAGGTATAGAAATAATAGGGGACAAAAGACCTATGAAATTAAATAATCTGTGGGGGATTCATGGTCATGAATATGTAGGTGGAATATCAGCCCCCGTAAACCCTGCAAGAGGGTTATTTTTAAAAGCAAAGGTTAGCACCTTTCAAGGACATAATCACCAAACGAGCGAACACACAGAACCTACCCTTACGGGCAAGATGGTAACTACTTGGTCATTGGGTTGCCTTTCCGAATTACACCCCGCCTATATGCCTTTAAATAAGTGGAATCATGGGTTTGCAGAGGTAGACCTTGACCCGAACGGGGAGGACTTTGAATTTAACAATAAAAGAATATTCAAAGGTAAAATTGTATAACCATGAAAACCATAAAGGTATTCAGTAGGGGCAAAGTGCTAAACCTAAATCTTTACGAGCAAGTAATAGAATTGGATTATAAGGTATTTAGTGGATGCAATGATGAGTTTAAATTAAATAGGGATTGGTGGGTTATAGTTTCTGGAAACAAAATAATAGCTTATTGTGGATGCGGTTTTACTGAAGGTCTTTGCATATTTGTAAGGGCGTGGGTTCATAAGGATTACAGAGGACAAGGTTTACAAAAGAAAATGATTAAGTTAAGAGTCAAGTCAGCCTATGATTGTCATATGGCTATAACCTATACAAGTATTGATAATTACCCAAGCGTAAATAGTCTAATATCACAAGGTTTTAAATTTTACTCTCCCGAATATGCTTATGGCGGCAGAGAAATGCTTTACTTTCAAAAGGAATTAAAGTAAAACGCCCCTTAAAAAAGAGGCGTTTCGGGTTTAATAATTAGTTCATAACAATCTATTCCATTAGGTTTTATTTCAACCATCCATATTTTATAAATTCTCCTTCTATTATAACTATCATTATATCGGTATTCCCTTATTAATTTATCATTCTTGAATAACTGCATTATCCCCTTCGCCCGATACCATTCTTTCTCTTTTTTCATCTTGTAGCTTTTTTATCTCCAATTTTAATTCTTTTACACGCTCTCTTAAAGTTTCATTTTCTATGGACAATAACATTGTTTGCTTTAATTCGTAGTTATTTTTCATATTATATAATTTCTAAAAAAGCTCTTTTGTTGACAAATGTTTCTATGATTTCACATTCTATATCGTGCATATCTTTTTCATCAGTATTATCCTTCATAAGTCTAAATCTAAATAATCCTATAAGTACTTCACAGCAATCAAGCTGTTCGTTATTAGTACATGAATTAATGCAATTAAGTATCCATTCTACATTTCTTTGATTGTAATTTTCTTTATTCATTTCGTTTATATTTTAAATTAAAAATTCGCCAACACGCTTAATACATGGATTTTTCCCACTCTGTTATATTTTATTACATGGGGCAAATGCATATTGTGTTTAATCCTATACTTAATAGCTTGTTGTGTTAATGAAGCATCTGGATTTTTTCTATTTGACCTAAATAGAGAAGGGTCTACTTTACTTGCGTATTCCTTTACGCTAATTTGTTTTGTTTTCATTTACTTCTATTGTTTTTAAAATTTTAATAATAGGTTCAGTTGGTTTCCCCTTTAAAAGTTCTTCAAGATTTTTTTCAGCTTCTTCTAATTCTCTTGTAAAAGTACCTTCTACATGGTCGTCATTTTTTCTAATGTGATACCATACTTGACCATTAACTTCTGTTCTTTCTACGATTTCATACTTTGTCATAATTTTTGTTTTTTGGTTTAATTGTTAAAATATTTATCAAATATTGTGTTGAATACACTTTGTCTATTAGAAGCTACACTATTAACTTCTTCTGTAAATTCTTCCCATTGGTCATCATCTATACGAATATTCCATTTAGTAGCTAATGCCTCCCACATGGTAATAAAATCCTCCATGTCTAAATAAGGCAGGTGGTTGTCTTTAAACATTACATACATAGTGTCCCTTAACATTTGGTGTTGGCTTATTTTTTTATCCATTGTATTATTCTTTTAATTTCAAAAAATAGGTGAAAGGTGCAAAGCAGGATGATTGCTATAGGCAGCCCGATGACCAATAGCTTGAGCATTTGGTACATAAAAATTGATAATTCTTTAATCATGATTTTTTTAATTTTTTTTGTGAAGGTATAAACTATTTTTGATTAAGCAAATAAATTAATTTAATAAGTTATTTTGATAGATAGTTTTCCCAATTGTATAGGTCAATTTCAACTTGCAGTTGTGTCTTTAATTTTTTTATCTTCTCCATTACTGCGTATACATTTTTTACTTTACCTAGGTGAATTTTAGTGTTCAAAACCCTAATTTGGCTTTGTATTTTTTTAATGTTTTTCATTTTAGATAATTTAATAATTATAAATTTAGTTTTTTTAAATTTAGCAAATTAGATAATATAATAAAATTATGCGTTATAACGAATGCGCATCCCTCGTTAACCGAACTAGATAATAATATCGTTGTGTAGGGCTTCTAATTCACTCATCCACCCATTGTACTCTGAACCTTGCGCATCCTCAAGCACTACGCATTCGAATGTATCTTCAAGGTCATCCTTCCACCCACTATTGATATTGTCTTGTATTTTAGCTAGGATTTGTTCTAGTCTGATTTTGATTTCTAAATTAGTCATGATTATTTTTTTAATTGGTTTCTTAATAAAAGGGATTCTATTTTATCATGCATGATATTAAATTGTTCTTGCATAAATTCGGTGTATTTGCTACCACCTTCGCCATCATCCTCCCAAATGGTTTCGGTGGTATACTCATAGGTTTGTTTTATATATAAATCAGCCAATTCGCACGCTAATTCATTTATATAAAAAGTCCCTTTTTTTGTAGCGTTGGTATTGCAGTTTTCACATATACCATCAAACCACATATCGTGTCTGCCTTGTAATTGTCCACATTCTGAACAATTCCACATATCGTCTTGATTTGTCATTTTAGATAATTTAATAATTTAAAATATTAATGTTTGTTCGTTATAGTATGGCTTGTAATCATCCATAAAAGCCTCAAATTTCTGCTTATCAATTAGGTTGGTACATTCTATGACATACTTATCATGTAACCTTAATTCGTCTTTAATTGCGTCATGTAGGTATCCCAATTGTTTTTTGTCGCATTCATTGGATAACATCCTAAACAATTCATCTGCATCAATATCATTTAGTAAATTGCTAATCCATTTTTCTAATTTTTCGGTTGGTATTTTGTTTTTCATTTTATCTAGTTTAAAATCTTTTATAATATTTATTAAATTGCTTTTTTGTTTGTATATACCAGTTTTTATCTTCGGTGCATTTTGCAACTACCCAAAATAAAAATATACAATATTTTTCTCCATCCCCTTCGTGATAATCCGAAGCAGTAAACTTTCCTTTATGTCCATCGTAATGGTGACCACAATATGGAGCGGTTTCGTAATCGTACCTTTCAATATAACCTAATTTATTGTCTATATAAAAACATAAATTGTAAATTGAACACAATATTTTGTTTTTCATTTTATCTAATTTTAAAATTTGTAAATTGTTTATCTAATTGAAATGCATTCATCCAAGGAACATTGATAGGCTCTTCTCCAAAGTAATTTATAGGATTACCTAGAATCTCGCAGTTGTCAATTCCATCAATCTGATGATTAGTATAATACTTACCATCTTCCTCATCCAATGCAGTAGCCCATATTTCGCAATACGGCTCTTCCTTGGCACTTTCTTGATGAAAGTTAACATCTAGTTCAGTTCCATCTTTAAGTTCAAATCCATGCCAAAAATCACCCGTATCACCCGTAGTCAAATCAAACATAAAAATTTGTCCTAGATAGTGCAAAGTCAAAACTTTGTTATCATAGTCAATAACGAATTTTTTTTCCATAATTTTTTTTTTTTGGTTAATATGTTAGGTAATCTATAAAGGGTGGCAGTCTAATTACTACCACCCACCATTTCGGAAATTTATTCCATCATCAGTTAACCTTGCTTTTTAAAATACTTGCGGTATGTCGTTCCTGTACTGCTAGTAACAATAATATACCTTCCACCTCTAGCACCTTGATACATTGAATAAACCACTTTGTTTATTGTGGTATCCTTAATAATAACATCGTTAGCAGATGCGCTAAAAAATAGAGCGAATAAAATTGCAGTTGTAATAAATTTTTTCATTTTGTTTAATTTTTTATTTTTTTAAGATTATAAGGTACGCAGTCAAGATAGAAATCGAAGCTATAGCCATAATTAGCCATTTCTTTGCCCATTTGGATGAGGTCGGCATATTGTATACCCCTTTCAATTTCTAGGTCGTTAAATCGCTTTAAAATAGCTTGTATATTTTTAGGTAATTTATTAGGACATTCAAATAAATCTTTCATGTTATTTAATTTTTATTTAATATAAAATTGTAATTCATAGTTCAGCCATACAATAACCACTATGCGATAAGCATAGTAGTATTGAATAGTTGGTAAAATTGTTAATTTAAATTTGTCTTTTTTAATTGATTTTGATAGTTTCATTTTGTTTAATTTAATAAGTTTAAAAATGGGGACATATTTCAGTCCCCTTTATTGATTAATTAATGTCAGCGTAGATAGTTTCAAATAATTTTTCATCCAACGTGCGCTGTTGGTCAAAAGTTTTCTTCAATTTACTATGTAATAATTCATTGAATGCATTGTATACAATCCATTGGTTAGGACGTGTATTCAATTGTCTTGATTCGCGGTCAATCACATCCAATACAAAGCGAGCGTTTGCGCTAGGTTCAGGATTCTTATCAGACATCTCATATTTAAACATTCCTAGGCTCTTTGCGGTCACTTTAACATAATCCTCCAAGTTATATACGGGACGCTCTGCAAGTACCTCAAATTTGCGTTTAAGGGTGAAAAATTCATTGTCCATGAACTGACTTACAATCTCATCCAATTTAGGCATTACGATGTCAGCAATAGCACCCGAATGCTTAACAGAGAATCCAATGTGTGTTTGTGCTACATGTAAGCCATTGTCACACACTTTACGCCAAAATCCAAAGGAACCGCTAGTCTTACATGAGCCATCGTAAGAATTCACAAAGCGTAACATTGGACGCAAAATGTCCTTGTCACCTTTCACCTCAATTTTGTAGCGGTCATCTGCTAGGATATAATCCACAACGAATGAGCGATTGTCACGATTGATACTACGTTGCTGATAATAGATGTCAGCATCAATCAACTTTTCCTCCACACCTAGGAAGAATTTTTCATTAGGTAAATGTCCATAGGAATTAGATACCACATTCACGATTTGATTTTCGCAGATAATAGCATTCTCTAATCCTCTTCTAGATGGCATTCCTGTCAGTTTCTCCAATGGAACGACCTCGGATGTCACCAAGACATTATCTTGTCTAGAATTGGCTAAAAGATGGCTTAATTTTGATTCTGTTTGCTCTTGTGTTAATCCAAACGCATTAAATTTGTCATTCATTTTGATATTCATAAAATAGTTGCAGTTTATAAGGTGTGCCTCACCTTTTGGTTAATTTCCGCTATAGACATAGCAGAATTCGGATATTTAATCGCTCGTCAGTTAACCTTTTACGGGTGCAAACATCTCTCTGCCCCCTTTAAGAAATGTTTCATACTTATCATCGCCCATTGAATCTCTCAAATCATCTTGTATTTTATAATAAGCAATTCTTAAAAATCTTGCCATCTCTTTATTGGCTTTGTTTTCTTTAATCATCCAATTTACATCCATTAAATCGGTTAGTAATTTTTGTTCGTAATTTGTCATTTTGTTTAGTTTAATTTGGTTTTAATGTAGTCTAATATTTTATCAGCATAATAACTGCTAGTAAGTTCATTTAAAAAATTGCTCATGGCTTCGTCACCCCAATCAAAAAACCTAGAACTTACTACCACTTTTTTGGTGGTATAATCTAGTGCTTCAATCATTACATGGTCAGTAAAATGTTCATCCTTAATTTTTATCTTGGATACTTTGATAATACCACCAACGGCATATTCGCCGATTTTAAATTGCTTTGTCATTTTGTTTAGTTTTATAATTTAATAATCTCAATCCTATATCCTAAATCTATCATGATACTGATATCTCTAGCACTGAATGTTTTCTTATTTATCATTTCAGCAAATAAGTGTGCAGTCTCATTATTAGGATAACAAAGAGTACCACCATATACCGATTTCTCTTTGATTTCTACTACTTTTTGTGCAGTGAATCCTTCGTTTGTTACTTCACTGATTTTGTTTCTTTCAATTATTATGTCCATCATTTTATTTAGATTTAGTGGTGAAAATTGATACAAGTGAGAATATGACAAGCAGTTCAGCAAACCCGATTAAAAGTATCATATTATGCTTTATTGGGTTATCCATTGTCATGGTAGCACCAACTACAAAAGCAGATGTGCCTAGCATAATACCGCTAAAAAGGGTAATCATTTGTGCAGTTCGTAAAGTGTTTTTCATTTTATCTAGTTTAATTGGTTATTTAATCTCAATCTAGGTAAGAAATCCTCATCGGCTTTTTTAAGCCCGTAGTGGGTGAACAATCCGTTAAAATCATGCATAAGGGTCGTTTTAGCCATCTCTTTATCTTCCTTCATCATGTCAATTAATTCATCTGAATAATCAACTAGGGTGATTGCAATATCAAGACATTTTTCTAGGTCATCAGTAATTTCACTACGAAGAAATGTCATAATAGTGTGCATTGGTTGTGGGTGCTTGTGTTCCATGTTGTTTAATTTAATAATTTAAATTGGTTAATATGCGGATAGCCCGTCTATCCTCGTGAACATTTCGGGGATTTACCCCATCGTCAGTTAACCTTGTTTTTTTGTAGGTATATAATAGATATATTCTTTTGTTATTTCGGTATCTATTTTATAAGTACTTGATAAATTAACATCCTCAATAAGAAATTGTGCTTTCATATGTGGAATGTTAAATTGCTCTTGACTGCCTAAAATCTTAATGTACATGATGAATTGTAATGTTTTAACATTGAAAGAAATTTGGTCAAAAATTTGTGTGTTCATTTTATTTAATTTTAATGGTTAATATGTTTGGCTATCGTGTGAGTAAGAAGGTAACAGATAAGACATCTTAAAAGTACCAACCTATGTATTTCACATCGGATTCCGTTGCTGAAAGGTAGACGCTACCTATGTAAGTGGTAACTACTTCCCTAGCTTCTTTATATACCCTCAAGCTAGTGATGGTGTTGGTTTTGGGGTGCTTATTGGCTCGGCAGATAATCTTTAGCGCTACTCATGTAGTATGTCTACATTTCGCATTATCAGTTTCAGCGTTAATCAGTTTTTAAACGTGATTGTGAAACTACCTAGAAAGAACTTTTGCAGTGGGGCTTTACCCCCGATTGCAGAACAAAGATAGTCTTTTATTTTGTACTTGAGCAAATTAGTTGTTAAAATATTGTTAAAATATGTTAAATTATTAAATTAATTATAATAGCCCTATTTCGCATTTTAAGGCGATTCTAGACACCCTAATGCCTTTTGATGTCATAGCCTCACCCATGTCGAGATAGTTTATCCTTGAGCAAATTAGCTTTTTTAATAATGCGTAACTTACACTATTAACTAAATACTTTAGTAATACTAACATCCTTACCAATACCATAATACCACCACATACACCACCATATAGATAGGCTAGCACATACATAGTATACCCCATTACCCTAGGTGATAAGTGCATGGTTAATCCGCTCACTACCTTACCACCGCCACATAGCAAACTCAATACCATATTACTTTACATGCAGGTCGGGAACATATTAATTATACTACACCATAAACCGAATCCGAAAACCAAAAGCCGACCCCCCGTACCTTGACTTGCTCGACTTCCCCTTCCGCTCGACCACCCACTCGTTCTGAGCGTTACCCCCCGTTCCTCCAAGTGTTCTAGAAAATTCTTTTTGTTAAAGTGAATGTTTATAGGCATTTGGCGGATTTGCGATGGAAATATCCACCATAAAGTCCGTTTTATGACACATATGATGGCAATATGAGTCATTAATTGCACTTTATGATGTGCATTTATCAATCAAGCTTGAGCCGATTATCAATCATTACCGGCTCATTGAGTAAAAATACTCACTCCATTGAGTAAAGCTATTGTTTTACTTTACCCCCCTTAAAGTAAAGTAATGGCTTTACTATGTTCACTTATTACCATTGTTCACAATCCGTGAACACTATCAAAACTTGAACAGTTTACATTTTTTGATAATAGTAGTAGTATTACTACCCTTATTTTAATACAAATAAACTCCGAATTACCTATTACTATGTCACATATTTATATAAATTCGTGACACTAATTCGGATATTGTCCGAGTTTCACTTCCGAATTTGTCAAGTTTTTAGTATCAAAAACTAGACATATATTGCCAATTTATAAACTATTGCATGAATTTTTCAGAATATTCATGCAGATAAAAAACAAAGTTCCCGTTTTGGTAACAAAAGTTTCCCTATTAGGCAACAAAATTAATTTAAAAATAGTTTTTTAATTTAAAATAATTAACTTAACTTTGTTAAAAATTATCAAAAATGGCAAGACACATTAACCCAGATTCAGTTTCTAGTAAAGTTTCTACGCTAGAAGTGAATGAAATTATTGAATTTACTAACCCATATAAATCTATTGCTGTAATGGTTTCAAATCTAAAAAGAAAAAAAGAACACAAAGACAAAATCTTTAAGATAAAAGTCATTGAAAACACAACACAAGTAATAAGAGTTAGATAGGCTTCAACTAAAAATCAAAATCCCCTAATTGGTACGCAATTTCTACACTTAAGCTCTTTCATAAAAAAGAAAGACAATTAATGATGAGATTGCTACCAGTTTTTAAAAACACACAAATTGCTATGCACATCCAAGTAATCAATTATCAAAGAACATTTAATTTAGGAAATTACGCTTCAGAAAAGATTGGCGTAGAAGTGGCTATTAACGCCGGAGAAGATGCTAAAGAGGCACTAGAAACCGCTAAATTATTAGTGGAAGAATATCATAAAGAAAATGTAGCAAAACTAAAAGATTTAGGTTATTTCTATGAAGACCAAATTGAAGTAGAAACTATTCCAACCCAATCAAAGAAAACATTAACTGAAAAAACTAAAGAATTTATAGATGCTTGTAAAACAAGAGCAGAGCTAAAGTCTTGGGAGCTGATGTCAAAAAGCAATCCCGAATTACTAGAACACTATAATAAAAAATTTAAAAGCATAAAATAATGGAATTTTATAACACACTCATTCATTGCAGTAGCATTGGTAAATTGCTTACAGAACCACAACTTAAAGCAGACAAAGAAGCTGGAGAACTTTCTAAAACAGCAAAGACACATTTGATAGAAGTCTATGCTAATAAAAGATACGGATTCAAAAAAGAAATTGATAACAAGTATACAGATAAGGGTAACACAGTAGAACCGGAAGCTATAGACATGTTATCGCTTACAATAAAAAGACCACTTGAAAAAAACATTAAAACATTTAGCAATGATTTTTTTGTAGGAACACCAGATGTTATTGATGAAACAATTGTATATGATACAAAGTCAAGCTGGGACTGGGTTACATTTCTTTCTAAAGTGCCAGATAAATTAGATAGTGAATACGAAGCACAAGTGAATGGTTACATGGATTTGTTAGGATTAGAAAAAGCTTGTGTTGCTTATTGTTTACTTGATACTCCAGAACACATTAGGAATTCAGTAAAATATTCTTTATTAAGAAAAATGAATGTTATTAGTGAAGAGTCACCTGAATTTATAAAAGAATGGAATGAAAAAGAATCTAACATGATATTTTCAAATGCTCCATTAGAAGAAAGAATACTTTTATTCCCTGTTTACAGAAATGAAGAATTAATAGAGAAAGCAAAAGCAAAAGTTCTCAAAGCGAGAACATTTTTACAAGAATTAGAATATAAGCATTTAAACTTTAATAAATGAACGGAGCAAACATAGTAAGTGCAATACAACATCTAAAGATGGCTAAAGAACATTACGATGATTTTATTAGACAATACCCCGAATCAAGTGGCGCTAGGTTATTTTTAAGCCATGTAAACAAAATAAATTGGATATTTAAAGATACCATAACACATCCGCATATAACACAATCGGTCAGAGATGGCATAAAGAAGGAAATTTTAAGCGATGTCTTTGCAGTACCCGCCATTAACGAAAAGGTCGCTCTATTGACCCCAGAACAGCGAGAAATCATAGAGGAAACGATAGACGCTATGCTTTCAGGTGAAAAAGTTGAAATAATAGACACCGGAGGAAAGCCACTTATTGATATAATTGATACAAAAAATGAACCAAATATATTAGGAAATCCTTAATTTAGTGTTATGAAAGGGAAATTAAACAAACTAGGAGTTGCGAATAGCCTTTGGAATAACATCCGTGCTAGTAAGGGAAGTGGTAAAAAGCCAACACCAGAAATGCTTCAACAAGAAAAGAAGATTAAAGCAAAGGAAAAAAAGTAATGGCAGAGTTAGACGCAATATCAGAAACAATTCATAGCGAAAACGAAGGCAATCCAATAATGGATTTTCTTAAAAAAGTATTTAGCGTTACACCTACAGCACCGGTTGCAAAGAAAGGACTTGTAATGCCAAGAGATTACGAATTAAAAGATAATAGAAAAGTAAACGCCACAACAGGTAAAGCAATAAACCCAAACAGGGATTTAGTAAGCGGAAAGTATCCTTCAAAAGATATATACGGAATAGTAAAAGCAGCTAAAAGATACAATTTAGACCCATACGATTTATTATCAGTATCACTTCAGGAAACAGGGTTAAATAGAAAAGGAGAAGGATTAGGACAAATAAAAATGTCAGATAATGAGATAATAAACGACATCCCAACAAAAATGGAAACAGAGGAAGAAGGCGTTAGTGACGAATACGATATGTTTGCGAGAGCTTATATGTCCAAGATGAAATATGCTGATAAACTAGGAATAAAAGACCCAGCATTAAGAATGCAAACGTACAACGGGTTGGGAAAAATTACACCTAATACAGAAAAGGGATATCACGGTTTTGCAATGCAAAGCATATACGGAGTTCCATTACCAAAAGAAGGTATTGACATGAGGAAGAATCCATTATACGGCAAAAGAGTTTTGGATTTAAGAGATAATGTTTTAAGAAAGGACGAACAATTAGCCAATTACATAAAGAATATCAGATAAAAGTGTTCAATTTCTTATGCAAAGCCTCCCCTAAAAAGGAGGTTTTTTGTTTCCTAATAGAAAACTACTGTAAAGCGTAACGTTACACTAATTATTTGGTAAATGTTATAACATGTAGTATATTGTGCTAAATTTACCACATGAATACACAAAATAACACAGAGTCAATTAGGATTAATAAAGCATTATTAGACGATATTAAAAAAATTATACCGTTAACAGGTCAAACAGTAAAGGGTTATGTTGAAATACATTTAAAAAAACAAGTGGATAAGGATTTATTAAAAATGCTTAAAGAAGCTATTATTTTAGCAAAAAAAGAAATTAATGCAAAAGAAGGTAATACTTAACATAACACCCCAAACCCATGTGAGGGCAACTCAAGGTGATTCCATATTCTTTAGAATCCCAAGAGAGAAATTACGCCCCGCAGGTTTAAGCAGATTACTTCGCCTAGAGAAATACAACAAATACAAAATTGACCTTCTAGCTGAAGCCAAAGCCAAGCAATTTATCCTTCCACCAATAGGAGCTTCCATAACTTTTTTTATTCCAGTACCACCTTCTTGGTCAAAGAAAAAAAAGAAATTACATCACGGCAGATTTCACCAATCCAAACCTGACATAGACAACCTAACCAAAGCCGCATTAGATTCTTTAATGGTAGAAGACAAGCAAATTGCGCACTTGGAAATACAGAAAAGATGGGTTGATTTTGAATCAGGGTGGATTGAAATTTTACACAAAGACTACGAAGAAGTTCTTGCTCTCCCCTTCCCCAAAGAATAGACTCTTGCCAAAGACTCTGCGTCTATGAGTATTATATACACACATACTTTATTTAACATAATATTTATTAT